AACTGGTTTACCTTGAAAAACCATCTTCTTTACAACTTCAGTAAACTCACCACCTTCAGCACATATACCAAGAGCAGCAGTTAATAGACGATGAATAGGAACTCCATCACCACTTTCTACTGATTGTATACCAAAGCATCGAGAATTAAAAGAAATATAATCCTTAGATTCTTGAGATGTAACTGCATCTACAAACTCAGTATATTTTTGGGTATCAACTTGATTAGACATTTGTTGCTTCTTCAGATTTTCTTAGTTGTTCTAGTGCTGCTAGAACTTCAGGAGTTTCTTCCCAACTCCATTCTTGATTATGTTGTTCATTCTTCTTTACTATCGTATGAGTTCTTAAAGTCATGAGAATTTAAATCCAGCAAATGATTTTTTGGGTTTTTGTTCTTCTGGATTATACTCCTCTTCTTTACCATTGTCAACTATATCATCTTGTGCTTTTTGTTCAACATCATATAATCTCATTTTAGCACGATCAATACCCACAACAAATCTCTTAAACAATGTAGGATCATTATAGCGATTCTTTAATTGTTTTATCATTATTTGATTTAACGCTTCCAATTCTTCAGTACTAATAAGAGCAAACATAAGATCAGCGGTGGCTGGTAAACCAAAAGATTCAGAGGTGTCAGTAAGATCAACATCAGAACTACCGTACCCAGAACGAGTAGTTTGAGTAGCCGAGACAATCGGAAGATTCGACTCAACCGCAAGACCACGGAGTTCTTCCGCAATCGCTTTGATGTACGAGTAGGAATTGACAGAGGTGTTTTGACGATATCGTGAACTAGCACAGATATTAAGATAATCGATGAATATTATGTCAGGTTTAAAGGATTTCTTTAATGAGAGTTCATTTAGTAATGCTTTAAAATGTCCTGAATGAGCAGATGCAGTAGGATACTCTTTTATAATTAACGTTCCTTGCGTTTTCTTGCTAATATTATTTACCTTACTCTCAAACATAGGTTTGGGTAAGTCTGTTATATCCTGAATAGGGACATTTAAAAGATTAGCATCTATTCTTTCAGCAATCTTTTCCTCTGCCATTTCAAGAGTAATGTATAAAACATTCTTACCCTCTAAAAGTACAGAAGAAGCAAGATGACACATAAAAAGAGATTTACCGACACCAGTACCTGCAAGAGCGATATTGAGAGTCTTATTTGGGAGACCTCCTTTCGTAATCTTGTTAAAGTATTCAAGGTCGAATTGAATTCGACTTTCTTTTTTGTGATATGAGAGGTATCTTTCTTCATAATCTTGAAGATAATCGTGTCCAATATGATTATCAAAAGAAACTGCTAGAGCATCAGAGAGTATAGTTGGAATAGCATCACGATTCTTTTTTTCATCATTACCATCTGCAATATGTATGGATTCCATAAGTGCAAGATAGATAGCACGATCTCTACACCATTTTTCTGTAGTATCCTCCAACCAAGATTGATCTGCAGGAATATCAGTTAATGTATTACATATATCTCTAGTCTCCTTGATCTCATCTTCATTAAGATCTGTTCTATTATCAATTTCAATATTAAGAGCTTCTACAGTTATTGCTGATCCATATTTGACAATAAAATGAGTAATCTCTTGAAAAATAATTTTTTCTGATTTCTGCTCAAAATAATCAGGTTGAATAAAAGGAATTACCTTTCTAGAATATTCTTCATTAAATACAAGATTTCGGAGAATAGTTGTTTCAATTCGTTCCATTATACAAAAGAAAAATAACCTGTGAGTGCATACCTATCCAATCCTTTTTTACAAAGAGATCCTGAATGTTCGTGAGTAAAGTATGCTGGAAATAGTATACCACGACCTGCTTTAGTTTCAACATCTTCATATCTTTTAAAGATGGTTGAGCAATCATTATCACTAAGATAAATTAAAAACACTAAAACCCTATAAGGTTCTGATTTCATATGTTCAGAATGAAATCCATTAAAGAAACATCCTGGTTTCCACCACTGAAATCTGATATGCTCTAATTCCCAATGATTCATATTAACACATTCTGGATATTCTTTTTGATAAGATTCCAATAAAGTATCAATTACATTTTTAATAGGGAATAAAGCAGATGGAGAAAGATCATTATGAAATGATCCACCATAATTCATCAATTCACAAAATTGATATCCAGAATGTGATTTACCATCAGTAAATGTTTTATTATCAAAAGTCCATTTTATAATTTGATCACATTGATCTTTAGTTAGTAAATTATCCTGCTTAAGAATAAAATCAACCATAACTAAAATGTTCCTTTGCAATATTATCTAACTTCTCCATTATATCATCTGTGAAGTATTCGGTAGGATTCTTAAGAATTTCTTTAGCATATATCTTCTTTTCGTTGATCTGATAGCGTCCAGCAACATTTTTCCACAGACCACCAAGTTCCCCTAGTTCTAGGAGTCCGTAATAGCGATCTAATCCTCTTTCATCGTAATAGAGACGTATGTTTACTTCTTTATTTTCTTTTGAGAGTCTTGATTTATGCGTCTTAGCTTTAATAATGTTTCCAATAACCTCTTTCTGATCCTTTTCCTTTTTTTTGCTAAGATAGATAATCGT